ACCCGGATCATTCAAAATCAGCAAATCGATCTTCAAAAGAAGCTAACCGGGCTTCTCAGTACGCGGCAAGACAAGATAAAGAAAAATCATCAGGAGGTGAAATGAAGAAGACCGAGGTGCCGGACAACGAGAAGCAGAGCCAGGTCGGGGTCGGCTACGAGAACCCGAGCTCCCGGCCGGGCGCGACGTGCGCCGGCTGCGTCCACTTCATCTCGCCCGACCGCTGCGAGCACGTGCAGGGCCCGATCGCCGCGGCGGCGTGGTGCCTGAAATTCATCAAGTGCGCTGAGGAGGAAAAGACCGTGACGACGACGCTCAAGAAGTTCATCCCGTTCGCGAAGGTGGACAACTCGATCGACCCCGCGACCAAGCTGCCGCGCCGCGAGGTGTGGGGCATCGTCACCGCCGAGGTCCCCGACAAGGAGGACGAGGTCTGCGACTACGCGAAGTCAAAGCCGTTCTACCAGGCGGTGATCGACGAGATGTCCAAGGCCACGGACGGCAGGAACATGTTCCCGCTGCGCGAGATGCACGGGCTCTCCGCCGCGGGCAAGTGCATTGGCTTCGAGTTCCGCGACGCCGACCGCGAGATCTTCATGGGCTTCAAGGTCGTCGACGACCAGGCCTGGAAGAAGGTCGACGAGGGCGTGTACACGGGCTTCAGCCAGGGCGGGTCGCTCGTCGGCGCGCTGGCGCCGGACCCGGTCTTCGAGGGCTGCATGCGCTACACGGCGAACCCGAGCGAGGTGTCGCTGGTCGACAACCCGTGCCTCGCGGCCGCGCACTTCGCGTACGTGAAGGCGGACGGCTCGGTCGAGCTGCGTAAGTTCAAGCGGACGGAGGTCGCGCCGACGTCTACGCGGCTCGAGAAGCTGGAAAAAGAAGTTGCGGATCTTCGTAAGGCGACGGGCACGGCCCCGCTCACGAAGACGGTCGACGGCGAGGCGCTCGCCGCGGACGCGTTCGCGATCGCCGGCGACGCGAAGAAAGTTTCCACGTGGCGGCTGCCGCTCAGGTTCGCGACGAAGCAGAAGTCGGCGGCCTACGTGGCGCGCGCCGCGCTGCTCGTCAAGTTCAGCCCGAGGCTGTTCACGGACGCGGAGGCGAAGCAGGCCCTGAAGGCGATCGCGACGGCCGCGGACTGGGCGGGGGTGGACCCGCTGGCCGTCGTCCTCGAGTTCATCAAGGTGGGCGACCTCCTGCGCGGCGGGCTGCGCAAGCGCGTCAACAAGCTGGCGAAGACCCGGGACCCGGGCCACCGGCTGAGCTTCGTGGACGCGGACCTCGGGAAGATGTCGATCGTCGCGCAGCGCCCGGCGAACGCGCAGGCGGACCTGGAGAAGGGCATGTACGAGGTCGGGCAGCTCGCCTGCCTCGTGCAGCAGCTCTCGTACCTCGTCTACGCCGCGGTGTACGAGCGCGAGCAGGAGCAGGACGGGTCGCTTCTCCCGCAGGACCTGACGGAGAACGTCGACGCGCTGCTCGACACGCTCGTCGCGATGCTCGCCGAGGAGGCGGGCGAGCTCAGCGAGGAGCTGAACTCGCGGGCCCACGGCGCCTAGGATTTTTCACGCAGTCGGAAGGATTCACCCGCCGATCGGTCGCGCGGCGGGATTCGGAAGCGAAGGAGAAACAACGATGAAGATTCAACTCGAAGACCTCGTGAAGGCGCACTCGGGCCTCGCGAGCCACTTCACGAAGGCGGCGGAGTTCCACGCCGCGGCGCACGACCTGCACAAGGCCCACGCCGCGTTCGCGAAGGCCACCGCCGACGGCATGGAGGACGGCGACGTCCACAAGGGCTACTTCACGAAGGCCGCCGGCCACCACGAGGCGCACGCCGCGCTCCACAAGGGCATGGCGGAGCACTCCGCCGGCATGGCCGCGGGCATGAACACGAACGACAAGGACGCCGTCGCGAAGGCCGCGCGGGAAGAGGCCGAGGCCAAGGCCGCGCTCGAGGCCGCCGCGGGCGGGACCGAGTCGGCGCTCGACAAGCTGATGACGGAGACCGTCGCGCGCGTCACGAAGAAGGCGCTCGAGGCCTTCGAGAGCGATCCGGCGATCGCCGCGCGCATTCAGGAGGGCGTGTTGAGCCGCGTGAACGCGGTGTTGGGAAGCACGATCGTCCCGACCAAGGTGAAGGGCGCGTTCGAGACGGCGCCGACGCTGATCAGGCGTCCCGGCCAGCCGGACCCGTCCGCCGCGGAGGTCGAGAAGGTCGACGCGTCGCTCCAGGACCTGGTGCAGGCGTAGCTCGCAGCGGTTTTGACCCGCGCGCCGGACGCGCCGCGGAAATTTTGGCAGCACAGGAGCTGAGAACAAAATGAAGATTCCACAGGAGCTATACGCCTACGCCACGCTCGAGAGCCGCGGGCAGATCGCGAAGGCGCTGCAGGACAAGGGGGTCGAGAGCCTCGTCAAGGCGGCTCGCGCCATCCCGCCGAAGGAGTGGTCGCTGGACCATCCACTCGTCAAGAAGGCGGGCCGCACCCTCGTCAAGGCCGGCGTCACCACGTCGCTCGGCTTCAACTTCTTCGACCTGCGCGGCCCCGCGCTGATGATCTTCCCGCTGCTCACCCCGTTCATCCAGATGATCGGGCGGCAGGGCAAGGTCAACGCGGGCGTCGGCACGGCGGCGCACTGGAAGGCCACGCGCAACCCGAACTCGAACTACACCTACGCCGGCGTCCAGGAAGGGCAGCGCAACGCGACGGCGACCCCGGACGAGATCGACTACCTGGCGACGTACAAGGAGCTCGGCATGGAGGGCGGCGAGACCTTCACCGCGCAGTACGCGGGCGAGGGGTACACCGACAACCTGGCCGACGAGCACTTCCGCAACCTGGCGCGCCTCCGGCTCCAGGAGGAGATGATCACCCTCTGGGGCAACTCCGGCGTCGCCACCGGCAACAACGGCTTCGCCCTCGGGCAGGCCACCACACCGACGCTCACGCTCGGCGCGGGCACGAGCCCGTTCGGGAACGCCGCCAACGTGTACGTCGCGGTGGTCGCGATCACCGGCATGGGCGTCAACCCCGGCGGGCAGGCCGGCTACGCCGCGCCGCCGACGGTCGCGGGCGGGCTCACCACGAGCTACACCCGCACGAACGCCGACGGCACGACCATGAACGTCAGCGCCGGCGTCAGCGCGATCTCGAACGTCTCGGCCGCGCAGCTCACGAACACGACCGCGCAGCAGGTGAACGCGTCGATCCCCGCGATGAAGGGCGCCGTGGCCTACGCGTGGTACGTCGGCGTCAACGCCAACTCCACGATCGGGACCCTGAAGCTGGTCGCGATCACCGCGTGGCCGTCGGTCACGCTGAAGACGCTGCCGGCGGTGGGGGCGCAGGCCGGGAACGCGGCGGGCCTCTCCGTCGACAACTCGTTCCAGCCCACGGACTTCGACGGGCTCGGCTCGTACTCCTTCACCAAGGGGAACTGGACGGACATGAACGGCGGCTCGTTCACCCCGCAGGGCAACGGCCAGGTGGCGGAGATCGAGTCCGACCTCGCCTTCCTCTGGGACAACTACCAGGCGCAGCCGGACGCGATCTGGTGCTCGGCGGACGTGCGCGCCGCGCTCGAGTCGGCGATCATCTTCTCGTCGACCGGGCAGAACTCGTTCATCTTCCAGTACGACCGGGCGACGCAGGACTCCGGCCTGCTGGGCGGGTTCATCGTCAGCGCCTACAAGTCGAAGTACTCGATCAGCCCGACGGGCGGCGTGGCGATCCCCATCCGGATCCACCCGATGTTCCCGGCCGGCACGCTCGTGTACGACATCAACACGAACCCCTACCCGCACTCCAAGGTCCCGGCGGTGCGGCAGTTCCTCATGCAGCGCGACTACTACTCGATCGAGTGGCCGATCGTCACGCGCATGTGGACGTTCGGCACGTACGTCCACGAGGTGCTCGCGCACTACATGCCGTGGATCACGGCGATCCGGACCGGCGTCGGCCCGTTCGTCAAGCCGGCCTAACCCGTTCCGCCGCCTAGCGCGGCGCTCACGTGCGGTGAAGGGGGCTGCGCATCCTGAAAAACGCAGATAATTTTTCGATGGCCGCGGCAGGAGCGTCCGGCCGGAAAGAGGAAAGATGAAGATCGCGGTGATGTACCCGAAGAACCCGTTCGCGAGCTGGTACACGCTTGGGGGCTACCGGAAGACGCTCGAGGCGATGGGCCACGAGGTCGTGGCCGTCGAGTTCCCCGGGAACAACGTCGCGGACGTCGAGCGGCTGCAGAAGCTCGCGCCGACGGCGGAGGAGCTGGGCGCCTGCGACCTGGTGCTGTCGACGTTCCACGAGTACGTCGTGCCCTGGCTGATGCCGGTCTACGGCCGCGAGGCCTGGGACCGGGTGATGGAGAAGGTCCCGGTGGTCGCGCGCTTCGACGAGTCGATGGACCGCCACGACCTGGGGCTGAACCCCGCGCGCGTCGAGGAGCTGAAGGCCTGGGCGCACGCGTGGAGCTTTCCCGCGGCGCAGGACGCGAAGCGGTACGGCGGCGCCTGGCACCCGTTCGGCGCCGACACGGAGATGTTCAGGCCCTACTGCCGGTGCGCGGAGCCGAAGGTGCTGGTGTCGCGCGATCGCGGCGCGTGGTGCGAGGCCTGCGGAAATTCGCTGAACTTCAAAAACGGAAAGAACCAGTCCGGGAAGTACCGCATCGGCTTCGTCGGGTCGTTCTACGAGATGCGCGCGAAGTACCTGCGCGCGCTCGCGCCGCTGCTGCCCGACGACCTGACGTTCCACGCGGGTCCGTGCTTCGTGCAGGACCTGGACGGGGTCGCGGCCGAGGCGTCGACGTTCCTCCTGGCCGAGAACTACGCGAAGCTGAAGATCTTCTTCTGCCTGCCGCCGATGAGCCGCCTGCTGGTCGCGAAGGTGTTCGAGGTGATGGCGACGGGCACGTTCCTCATGTACCCGCGCCTGCCCGGCGACGCCGGCGAGAACCTGGAGATCTTCCAGGACGGGGTGCACCTCGCGTACTACGAGCCGGGGAACCTGAAGAGGAACGCGGCGCAGATCAGGAGCTGGCTCGAGCAGGACGCGGCGCGCGAGGCGATCGCGAAAGCCGGCGGCGAGCTGGTCAGGTCGCGCAACACGCTGCGCGGGATGCTCGAGTGCCTGGTCGGCATGGCGGGCAAGAAGACCGAGAAGTACGACGCGGACGTGCCCTACCGGTTCGAGAACAAGCCCGCCGCGAAGAGCTCGTCGAGTGTGCGGATCTTCGTGCCGCCGACGTCGATTGAGCGCGGGCGAAAGAAGACGATGACGGACGCGGAGACGAAAGAGTCGCCGGCCGAGAGATATGACGCCATGCACCTGATCGGCGGAGGCGAAAAGTGAGGCCGCGCGTCTACCGGTTCCCGGACACGCGAAACTGGGGCGACGTGTTCACGTCGTTCCTGCTGCGCGAGTGGCTGGGGCTGGACTTCGACGAGACGGAGAACGCGTCGGACGCCGACGTGTTCGCCTGCGGGTCGCTGGTCGAGCGGGTCCCCGACGGGTTCACGGGCCACGTGCTGGGCTGCGGCGCGGGATATGCGTCGACGCGCCGGAACCTGCAGAACATTCAGGGGCCGGGTCTGCTGCGCGGCGCGCTCACCGCAAAGCGGTGTGGATACAACTTCATCCGCCTCGGTGACCCCGGGCTCTTGGCGTCGCGGTTTGCCACGCCGGGGCTGAAGAGGTCCTACGGGCTCGGGGTCATCCCCCACACCGTGGACAAGAACAACGGGGAGCTCGCCTACTTCGCGGACGCGCTGGGGGCGCTGCTCATCGACATCGAGGCGGGCGTGCGCGAGGTGATCGACGCGATCGCGCAGTGCCAGCGCGTCGTGTCGTCGTCGCTCCACGGGCTCGTGATCGCCGACTCGCTGGGCGTGCCGTCCGCGTGGTGGCAGCCGCAGCCGTCGAAGCTGCTGGGCGACGGGTTCAAGTTCTACGACTACTACTCGGCGTACGGCGAGCTGGCGAGCCCGTCGCGGACGATCGAAGACGCGGTCTGCCAGACGCGCGACGTCGAGAAGAACCGGCACGACGTCTCGGAGGTATTCCAGGAGTTTGCCTACGTCATGGCGAACGGCCCCCTGGCCAAAACGGAGGCGACGGTGTGAACAAGATCGCGCTCACCTTCGACGATGGCCCGAACGCGCGGCACACGGACGAGCTGCTGGCGGTGCTCGCGCGGCACGGGGTCAAGGCGACGTTCTTCATGATCGGGAAGTTCGCGGCGCAGCTGCCCGAGGTCGCGAGGCGCGTGGCGATCGCGGGGCACGCGATCGGGAACCATACGATGAACCATGCGCGGCTGACGGAGCTGGCGGAGGAAGACATCGCGCGAGAGATCTCCGACTGCGACGGCGAACTTGGGAAGATTGTCGGAGAACACTCGCTTTTGTTCCGCGCGCCGTTCATGCTCTCGAACGCTGTCGTGGAGAAGATCGTCGAAGACTACGGTTTGACCCCGGTCGGGTACGATGCGGCCGGCGGCGACGGCGCGCCGCGCACCGCGGACGAGATCTTCGCGAAGGTCGTCAACGAGCTAGGCGACGGGGGCGGGACCGTGCTGCTGCATGACGGCTGCCACCACGACGTGAATGCCGACCGGTCGTCGACCATCGAGGCCGTGGACCGGCTGATCGCGCGCCGGAAGTGGAAAGACGGATTCGAGTTCGCGCTTCCGCAGGAGCTAACCTGATGGCGAAGGAGCTCGAGGTGAAAAGCTTAACGCCGGCGATGCGCGAGCGCTGCGAGCGGACGATCGGGTCGAACCCGTTCTTCCTGCTCGTCGCCGACGCGCTCGCGAGCGGGACCGCGCTGTCGGTCGTCCGCATGGGCGACGGCGAAAAGCGGCTGTTCGAGCACTGCGCGAGCCACGGCGGCGAGGTCGTCCCGCCCAACTCGCCGTTCGACCGCGCCTGGCTGCGACAGATGGGGTGCCTCGGCATCCCGTGCGGCGAGCTGTACGTCCGGCTGAAGCGCGCCGCGGAGGAGTGCACGTACTTCGCTCCGCAGCTGATGGGGGCGCAGCGCCCGGAGTTCGACGTCGCGGCGACGTTCAGGCCGCGCGACCGGTACGTGGACAACTGGTTCGTGCGCGAATGGGAGACGAAGCTGCAGGACGCGCTGCTGCGCGCGGCGAAGAAGGTCTGTTTCATCCACGGGGACGAGGCCGTGATTGGGAAGTTTCGAAAGAGGTTCATCGGCTCCGCGCCGAACGGGCTGCTCGCGGTCCACCAGCTGTGCTGCTGGAAGGAGTCGGACGAGGTGGTCGAACGCGTGAAGAACGACGACGCGCCGCTGGTGCTATACGCCGGCGGTCCCGCGGGCAAGTTCATCGGCCCCGCGATCGCGTCCGGCGGCGGGCGGCCGAAGGTCGTGATTGACCTTGGGCAGGCCGCGGCGAAGGAGTGGCTGTGATCTCGGTCCTGTGCCCGACTCGGGGAAGACCGAGGATGGCGGCGGATATGATCGCAAGCGCCTGCGCGACGTCGCGCGGAATGGGCCACATCGAATTTTTGCTCTACGTTGATAATGATGATCCGTCGCTCGACGAATACCGAAAGATTCACGCGGTTCACACGCGTGGAGAAGACAGCAGTAGGGACCTGGTGACTTTGATCGTCGGCCCGCGGATGACGAAGATGACCGAGTATTGGAACATCTTGGCGCGCGCCGCGAAGGGCGATATTTTTCTGCAGGCCAACGACGACATCGCCTTCAGAACCACGGACTGGGACAAGATGGTGCAGGACGCGTTCGACGCGTCGCCCGACAAGATCCTGCTCGCGCACGGCGACGACCTCGGCTGCGGCGGCGCCCGCGCCGGCGCGCACTGCTTCGTCCACAAAAAGTGGGTCGACGCGGTCGGGTACTTCATCGCGCCGCACTTCTCGTCCGACTACGGCGACACGTGGCTCAACGACGTGGCGAACGAGCTCGGCCGGCGCGTGGTCCTGCCGGTCGTCATCGAGCACCTGCACGTGATCTACCGCAAGATGGAGCCCGACGCGACGTACCGGGAGCGCCTCGCGCGGCATGCGAAGGACGACGTGGACCAGCTCTACAAGGACCTGACGCCGCGCCGCGCGCTCGACGTCGCGAAGCTTCGCTCCGCAATCGCGGGCCGGCCGCTGTGGACGATCATGGTGCTCACGCAGCCGAGCCGGGAGGAGTACCTGAAGCGGCTCAAGACGCGCCTGCTTCCGCAGCTTGGAGGCGCGCCGGTCGACCTGCTGATCGAGCCGTGTGACACGCGCCTGACGGTCGGCGCGAACCGCCGGCGCATGACCGAGAAGGCCGCGGGGGAGTATGTCAGCTTCATTGACGATGATGATCTGGTCGCGGAGGACTACGTCGCGCGGGTCCTGCCGCTGCTCGACGGGGTCGACTACGTCGGCTTCCGGGTGCAGACGTTCGTCGACGACCACGCGATCGAGCCGACGCACCACGCGCTTAAGTACGGCGGGGTCGGCTACGACGAGCGGATGAAGCGGAACTACCGTGACATCTCGCATCTGAACCCCGTGCGCCGCGAGCTCGCGCTCAGGGGCGTGATGGACGGCGGGGTCGGCGAGGACAGCCGCTGGGCCGACAGCCTGCGCGAGCAGGGGCTTTTGAAGACCGAGCACGTGGTCGACGAGAACGAGGTCATGTACTTCTACTACGCGCGCAGCCGCAAGGACGACGCGGACTACAAGTTTGTGACGATGCCGCCGGAGACGGTCGCCACCAAGTTCGACGGCATCGGCTTTGCCCGGGAGACGAAGACGTGCCCGCACTGCGGGTCGGGCGCGACGGCGCCCGGGAACGGCGCCATGATCTGCAATCAGTGCGGGAAGGGGTTCTGATGGGAATACTGACGACCGCGTCGCGTAACTACTGGGACCGGCGCCCGTGCAACGTGGGGCACAGCCCGGCCGAGGTCGGCTCGATGGCCTGGTCGCGCGAGGTGACGTCGCGGAAGTACACGGTCGAGCCGCACATCCGGCGCTTCGCGGACTTCGACCGGTGGCGCGGGAAGGACGTGCTTGAGGTCGGGTGCGGCATCGGCACCGACACGCTGGAGTTCCTGCGCGCCGGCGCGCGAGTCGACGCGATGGACCTGTCGCAGGCATCGATCGACCTGGCGAAGAAGCGCTGCCGGGACTTCGGGGAACGCGTCAAGTTTATCTGCGACGACGCCCAGAACTGGGTGCCGTGGCTGAACAACCCGCACTACGACCTGGCGTACTCGTTCGGGGTTATTCACCACGTGGAACACCCGAAGACGGTTCTCGAGGCGATGCGCTCGGCGCTGAAGCCTGGCGGCGAACTGCGAGTCATGCTCTACGCGCGGCGCAGCCTGAAGTTCCTGCTCGGCGAGCGGCCGGAGGCGCAGGCCGGGTGCCCGATCGTGAACTGGTACTCGGAGCGCGAGGCGCGGCGCCTGGTCGAGTCCGCGGGCTTCGAGATCATGAGCGTCGAGAAGACGCACATCTTCCCGTGGCGCGTCAAGGACTACGTGAACCACAGGTACGTAATGAGGTGGCCGTACCGGCTGATGAGCGAGGGGCTCTTCCGCTGGCTCGAGCGGCGCGCGGGGCACCACCTGCTGGTCATCGCGCGCAAGAAGATGGAGATCAAGTTCAAGGACTCGATCGAGGTGAACTATTGAGGCTGACGGAGCTCGAGCCGAAGTTCCTGAAGGTCACCGTGCCGAACAAGGAGTACGCCTACGTCGAGACCATCGCGGAGGCGGACGGGGTAGACTTCCTCTGCCCCGAGTGCTTCCGCAGGCGCGGCGAGGCCCGCGGCGTCCATGGGGTCATCTGCTGGCGGCCGGCGGTGCCGTTGACGGAGAACATCGGCCCGGGGCGGTGGGAGCTGACGGGAAACAACTTTGAGGACCTGACGCTGGTCGCCGGGTCGAGTTCGGTGAAGCTGACGGGCGGCTGCAACGCGCACTTTCTAATCGCGAATGGGGAGATCCAGTTCTGTGACGACTCAGGAAAATAGCTTCGGGCGGGGGATCGCGGTCTGCGGGCTCGGCCGCCTGGGCGCGCCGGTGGCGGCGGCGTTCGCCGCGTCGGACGTGCCGGTGATCGGGCTCGACGTGGACGAGGCGAAGGTCCGCCACGTCAACGAGCGGCGCGCGCCGACGGTCGAGCCGGACCTGCAGGCCTACCTGGACCTGTTCCAGGTTCGCAACAACCTACGGGCGACCGCGGACCCGGCGATGGCCGTGGCGTCGTCGGACGCCTGCATCTTCGTGACGCCGACTCCGTCGCTTGACGACGGGAACTTCAACCACGACCTTCTGCTCGCGGCGGTCGAGTCGATCGCGCAGCAGGTGCGGAACCAGAAGCGCCGCAACTATCTGTTCATCGTCAGCTCCACCGTGGCCCCGAAGACGATGCAGAAGCGCGTGCGCCCCGTGATCGAGCGCCACCTCGGACGCGTCCCGTTCCTCCTGGCCTACAAGCCGGAGTTCATCGCGCTCGGGACGGTGCTGCGCGACCTGCACTACGCCGACGTGATGCTGATCGGCGAGGACTCGGAGGAGGCGGGCGACCGGGTCGAGGGGCTCTACCGGCTGATGGCGCTCGGCCCCGTGAACGTGCGGCGCATGAGCCTGGTCGAGGCCGAGCTGGCGAAGATCAGCCTCAACTGCGCGGTCACGATGAAGATCAGCTTCGCGAACCAGGTCGGGCTCGTCGCGCGGCGGCTCGGCGCGGATCCACACCGGGTGCTCGCCGCCGTGGCCTGCGACAAGCGGATCGGACCCGGCGCGCTGCGCGCGGGGCTGCCGTACGGCGGACCGTGCTTTCCGCGCGACAACCGGATGTTCCGCTTCGTCGCGGCGACCTACGGGGTGCAGGTTCCGCTCGCGATCGCGACGGACGTGGTGAACAAGATGGTGCTCGATGACATCCTGGAGAATCTGCTCGGGCGCGGCGGCGCCATCGGCATCCTCGGCCTGGCCTACAAGCCGGGCACGCCGGTGCTCGACGAGTCGCCGGGGCGGTGGTGGCTGCGCGCGCTGACGCAGAAACACCGGACGGCGCGCGCGCACGACCCCGTGGCGCCCCACCCGCACTCGCTCGAGGACGTGCTGAGCTGCCAGACGGTGGTGGTGGCCACGGCCTGGCCGGAGTACGAGTCCCTGACTCTGCTGGCCGACGCGGTCCTGATCGACCCGTTCGGCGCCGTGAAGGAAGTGAGACGGCACGCGCGGGCACGAGTCGCGCCGCAGCCGGTGATGGAGATGGCGGAATGAGCATCAAGGGAAAGAGCCTGCACCTGCTGACGCCCATGTATGGCGGGGTCAACACGGTGAACTATTTCGACGCGTTCCAGAAGCTGGTGATCGCGGTGCAGAAGTACGGCATCCCGTTCTGGTACTCGAACATCTGGAACGAGTCGCTGGTCACCCGCGCGCGGAACAAGCTCGCCGACACGTACCTGAAGGAGGGCGAGGCGACGCACGCCGTGTACATCGACGCGGACATCGGGTTCGACGCGGACGAGCTGCTGTCGATGCTCGAGCGCGAGGACGAGGACATCATCGTCGCGCCGTGCTCGAAGAAGAGCGTGCGCTGGGACCGGGTGCAGCGCATGATCCGGAAGAACCCGGGGCGCGAGTACACGGGCGAGGAGCTCCGCCGCGCCGGCGGCGACCTGGTCTTCAACTTCGAGGCGTTCGAGGGAGAGCGCACCTGGGACCTGCAGAAGATGTGGGACCTTCGCAACGGCGGCACGGGCATCATGATGATCCGCCGAGGAGTGTTCGAGAAGTTTAAGCAGGAGTACCCCGACCGGTGGTACGAGCCGCGGTCGGACGACACGGTGCTCCCGGGGCCGATCCACGACTTCTTCCGCGCGGGCATCAACCCGGACACGCGCGAGTACGACTCGGAGGACTACTGCTTCTGCATCGACTGCAAGCGGATCGGCTTCAGCGTCCGTCTGTGCCCGTGGGTGCGGACGACGCACATGGGGTCGAACCTGTTCTACGGCGACCTGCCGGCGGTCTCGAAGCTGGCGGGGGAGCTGTGATGAGCTCGCAGAATTTTTCGCGGCACGAGCGCGGAGTTTAGGAAGATTGACCCAGGAGGAACGACCATGAACGCAGAACCGATCTTCACCGACGACCGAGGGAGGCCGATCAAGGAACCTCGCAAGACGCTGCGGGCGAAATTCAGCGGGCTGAATCCAACGCAGAAGGCGTTCGTCGGAATGGTGATCTTGTTCCTCACCGCGCCGATTCTGATGGCGGCGGTGACGCAGATCGACCTGTCCACGCAGGCCAAGGGGACGCTGGCGACCAGCAACGGAGGCACGGGCACCACGTCGACGCTCTCGGGCGTCGTGCGCGGCGGCAGCGCGTATACCGCGGCCGAGCTCTCGGGCGACGCCACCACCTCCGGGTCCAACGCCGTGACCGTGGTGAAGGTGAACGGAACGACCGTCCCGACCAACGCGGCCGCCGACCAGGTCATCCGCACCACCTCCTCCGGCGTCGCGACCTGGGGAACCCTCGCCGACACCTCCGCGGGCGGGCTGGCCGAGACGTACAACACCTCCACCCACGCGTTCGGCACCATCTCGGTCTTGTCGGGGTCGTTCGCGGACAATGAGACTCCGTCCGGCACGATCGACGGGTCCAACACCGTGTTCACGCTGGCGCACACGCCCAGCCCGGCCGCGTCGCTCACTTGCATGAAGAACGGCCAGTGGCAGATCGCGGGCGGCGCGGACTTCACGCTCGCCACCGCGACGATCACCTACACGGCGGGCGGCAAGCCGCTGACGGGCGACGCGATCCGCTGCAATTACCGGTTCTAGCGATTTCGAGCGATGAAGAAGACACCCAAACTCGTCCTATACCTGACGTCGATCCTGACGCTGGTGTTCTGCGCCGCCGCGACCACGCTGATCGACGCGGCGCACCAGCTGACGGGGACCGTCGGCGTCGCCAACGGCGGCACCGGCCTCGCCACGCTCACGGCGAACCAAATCTACAAGGGCAACGGCACCTCGGCGATCGCGGTCACGACGTGCGACGACGGCGGGACCACGGCGAACACGCTGACCTGCACGGACACGGCGGGGATAGTCGCGCCCTCGTTCGCCCCGTCGGGAACCACGGCGACGTTCATGGACTTCGCGCAGGGATCGGATTCCTCCGCGGCGGCGCTGTGCGCGACGGCGAACAGCATCTGCTTCCAAGGTCCGACGAGCGTCACGAAGCAGCTTCGCACGTGGGCGGGCACCCCGGCGACGGGGATCGAGCATTGGACGAACACGAGCGGCTCGATGCCTGAGACCATCAGCGCCGTGGACCTGGCCAGCGCCGACGTGACAGGGATACTCCCCGCGGCCAACGGGGGCGTGGGCACCCAGCTTACGATGTCGACGATCCCGTTCTACGCCCAGTCCAGCACGCAGGCTTACTCTTCGCTGACCACCCGGGAGGCCTACTACTTCGAGGTCACCAAGCCGATCACCGTCAACAAGATGTACTGGTGGATCTCGACGAATACCACGACGGGCACGGTCAAGAACTGCGTCTACACCGCGAACGGGGCGACGAAGGTCATCGACGTCACCACGACGCCGACCGGAAGCACGGGGGTGCAGACCGCGACCGTGTCCGCGGTCTTATTGAACCCCGGCGGATATTACATGGTCCTCGGGTGCGCTACCACCTGCAGCCACACGGCGGTGGCCGCGCCGGTCGAGGCGACGAGCACGATGTACGGCGCGGGCACGCCGGCCGGGAAGACGGTTTGGCACGGGACGGTCAGCCACACTAGCGGGACGTGCAACACCACGCTGGGCACGGTAACGGGCGCCGTCGACAAGACGATAGGATTCAGACTGGACAACTGAGATGAGAGAACTTCTAGCGATTGTCATGTGCCTCGCCGCGGTTCTTCCGCAGGGCATCGGCGGCAAGGCCGGCGGGATGGGCGGCAAGGCCGGCGGCGTCGGGGGCGGAAGCAACTGGCACGTCGTCAATTACTGCGACAACATCGGCGGGGTCGTCGGGACCTGCACGGTCGGGACCTGCACCACCAGCACGTGCACCTTGACCGTCGCGGCGATCAAAGCCGGGGACCTGGTCTTCACGGCGCTGGTGAGCGGCGTCGTGAGCAACACGATTTCGACCGACGTGATTTCGGGGGAGAGCTTCTCGAACTGCGCGGCGGGGTTCCAGGTCAGCCTGGCCGGAACCGGAAGCAACGACTGCCGCTACGTCCTCGCGGCGGCGGGCGGGGGAACGTCCGTGACGATGACGCCGACCACGACCGGCGGCGGCGGAAACGTCTACGCGATCGTCGAGGTCGGCCCGGTCGTCGGCCATGTCCCCTCCGTCGACGGCTCCCCGGTGAGCACGACGAACGCGTCGTGCTCGTCGTGCGTCACGGCCACGTTCACGCCCTCGGCGAACGACGTCGTGTTCCAGGTGATCGGGTCCAGCCAGACCCCGACGGCGATCTCCGGGGCATATCTGAATCCGGACGGCGTCACCGGCAGCATCATGGGGATCGGCGCGAACCTGACGGCGGCGCAGGCGCCGACCTGGACGGTGTCTCCCTCGGGAGGCGCCGTCATGTCAACGATAGGATTCAAATGAGCGGGCGGTCCAAGTACTCTTGGTGGAGGTCGAAAGTGCGGCAGCGCGCCCGGCTTCGCAAGCGCGAAGTCCAGCTGGACGCCGAAATTTTTAAGCTCTGCATGGAGATCCAGAGCGAATTGTTCGGCGCGGCGGTGTCTCTCCTGAGCCCCGCCGAGTTCAGGGTCTACGAGCTGGTCCGCGTCGGCCGCGCGAACAAGGAGATCGGCAGCGCCCTGAACATCTCGGAGCGCACCGTAAAGTTCCACGTCTCCGCCATGCTGGCCAAGTTCGGGGTGGCCAAACGCCAAGAGCTGCAGAGGAACGAGATAGTCTCGATCTCGTCGATGGAAAACGTGGTTCCGATTCAGGGGAAAAAAGCAGGCTAAATCGAAGTCCAAGGAGAAAAACATGAAGACAACGTTGAAGATTTGCATCGCACTGGTTCTTGTGGCCTGCGCGACGGCGGCGCAGGCCGCCCCGAGGCTGACGGGGCTTCCGCTCGCGCGAAGGGAAGCGCTCGCCGTCCCGAGCTTGAAGGGCGTCGTGCCGGTCGCAGCCGAACGGCCGGTTCTGAGCCTGAAAACGGCGGAACCTCCGGCCGGCGCGTGCCCCGGCTCCGCCGTGCACTGCGTCATCTCGACGTGGACGGCCTCGAGCGACGGCGCGGCGAACCCGACGCTCGCCTACAACTTCTACCTCTGGCCGGTAGGCGGAACGGCGCCGGTCTGCACGGCGACGGGTCCGTGCACGGGCGCCGCGCCCGTGAACGCGGCCCCGGTCGCCGCGGGGTGCTCGGCCGCGTGCGGGTTCACGGATACGGCGGTCGTTCCGGGCAAGTTCAACGCCGCGGTGACGGCGATCCTCAACGGCGTCGAGTCTTTTCTCTCGAACGTGATCTTCGTCACGATCGCCCCAGCGGCCCCGGTGCTGAGCGGATCGGGGCAGTAGCGTGGATCCCCGCGGCGAGCGGTACGTGGACAGGCATCCGGAGGCGGAGCACTCGCCGGACGTCGCGGCCGTGATGCTCCGCGGCGAGCCGCGCTGGAACGTCATCGTCTTTCTGTTCGTCGTCCTGGCGGCCGCGATCGCGCTGGCCGCCTTCGGGTGCGGGAACCAGCCGCCGCCGGTCGTGACGGTCCACGGCGCGAGCCTGACGTGGACCGACGCCGACGCGGCGAGCGTGAGCGGCTACAACGTCTACCGCAGCGCGGCGAGTGGCGGGCCTTATTCGCTGCTGGGCTCGACCTCCGCGCTGAAGTACCTGGACGCGTCCGCTCCGGCGGGGTCGACGTTCTTCTACATCGTGACATCGGTCGAGGCGGGCGCGGAGAGCGCGCGCTCGAACGAGGTCAGCGTGACGGTACCATAGGAGAAAAAGCGTGACGCCGATCCTAGACCAGTTCACCGGGGACGGAACCACCCAGATCTTCGCGCTGACGCGCGCGCCCCGCCCCGGCGCGCCCGTGCTCGTGTGGTGGAACGGCCTCCTGCAGTCGACGCCGGCCGACTACGTCGTCGCGGGGCAGGCCGTCGCGCTGACGCTGGTCCCCGCGCTCGGCGACCCGGTGCAGGTCGAGTACTACCCGGCCGTCACGGCGTCGGGCACGTTCGCCGCGCCGGTCGATCTCACGAGCCTCGACGCGGTGAAGCAGCGCGCCGAGCTCGACCCGAAGAAGGCCTACGACGACGACGTGGAGATCCAGGCCGCGATCACGGGGTTCAGCCGGTACGTGCTGAACAAGTCCGGCGTCGCGACCCTGAACTCGGTCGCGTCGCTGCTCGAGACCTACGACGGGAACGGCAACGAGCGGCTGTTCCTGCGCTCGCGGCCGATCCTGACCCTCTCGCCCGTCACCGTCAGCGGCGTCACGATCCCCGTGTCCACGGGCTTCGGGGTCTGGGGCGTGTTCGTCGAGGACTCGAAGAAGTCGATCGCGATGCGCTCCGGGCCGGCCGGCGGCACGCGGTTCCAGGGCGGCTGGGTCGCGCCCGGGGCCTATGGCGGGTGGGGCGGGAAGGTGCGCGGCCCGAACTTCCTGCTCGGGACCGGCAACGTCCAGGTGCCTTACACGGCGGGATACCCGCCGCAGCCCGTCGAGAACGAGCCGCAGACGGTCGCGGACCAGACGATCGTCCTCGCCGAGTCTCCGTGGGTCGCGGATGGCGGAGTGGTCTACGCGTCGAACCTCGTCCCGCTCGCCGCGGTGGCGGGCTCTCCCGCCGCGGGCCAGTACGTCGTGGCGGACGGGCTCTACGCGTTCAACGCCGCGGACAACGGGCAGAAGATCTTCGTCTCCTACTCGGTGGCGCGCGCGCCGGAGGACCTCGAGTACGCGGCGCGCTGCGCGTGCGCGATCAACTACAAGCGCAAGAGCTGGCAGGATCAGGCGAGCCGCACCGTGTCGAGCGCGGGGAGCTCCGCGACGACGCGGTACCGCGACTGGGAGTGGCCGCCCGAGGTCCAGTGCGTGATCGACTACTACATCCGGAGGAGCGTCACGTGATCCAGCTTTCGTTCAACGGCACGGACAAGCGCGTGGAGCTGGCGATCCGGGAGAAGGGGCCGGCGGTGCGCGCGGAGCTCAATGCCGAGATGGGGCGCATGATGCTCGAGCTCCTGCGCCGCGTGCAACAGAAGCTGTCGGGCGAGGTGCTACACGTGAGGAGCGGGAAGCTCCTCGGATCGGCCCACGTCGAGCCGACCGTGTCCACCGCGACGTCGATCGTCGGCCGCGTCACGGCGGCCGCCGGGCCGGCGTTCTACGGGAAGTTCCACGAGAACGGCGGCACGCGCTGGTACGACATCGTGCCGGTGAACAAGAAGGCGCTGGCGTTCTTCCCGGGCGGGTCGTTCGGCGCGGGGTTCGGGCAGACCGGGATCCGCCAGCTGCGCTTCGTGCAGGGGAAGAACCGCGGCTCGCTGCGGCCGGGGCAGTACGACGCGTTCGCGAAGGCCGGCGGGATCGTGGTGATGAAGGTGCACCACCCGCCGCTGCCGGTGCGGAGCTTCATGCGCTCGTCGCTCGCCGAGCTGCGGGACAGGATCACGCGGCAGCTGCACGCGGCCGCCGCGCGCGGGGTGAGGAGCTAGATGCCGGCGATCGTGAAATACGACGACCCGACGTACCTGGAGGCCGTGTACGCGGCGCTGTTCGCGAAGCTGCAGACGGCGGCGCTCCCGGCGGGGTTCCAGTTCCAGTCGGCGCTGCGCGTCAGCGTCTGCCCTGACGAGGTCCCCGCGGCGGAGCAGCCCGCGCTGCGGCTCGCGCCGGGTCCGCTGCACGTCGAGCAGAAGAGCGTGATGGGGCCGACGAAGTGGGTGTTCACGGCGATGGCGGTCGTCTACATCCGCGCCGACGGCGCGGCCGCGGCGACGGGGCAGCAGAACCCGCTGCCGGCGACGATCGTCAACTACTTCGTCTGGGCGCTGACCCAGGCGCTGGCCGGCGGCGACGCCTACAACGCGACGAAGCAGACGCTGGGCGGGCTCGTCGAGAACTGCTGGGCCGAGGGGGAGATCACTCCGGAGACCGAGGGCGAGCAGATCGTGTTCGGGGTGCCGATCCTGATGCTGCCGGGGCCGGTGGCGTGAGAGTTTATCGGATGTTAATGTTTTAGGAGGTTTACTCAGTGAATATACAATTCGGTAGCGGGGTTCTCTACGGAAAGCCGTCGGCGGGAAACTTGCCGGCGAACCCGACTCCCTTCAAGTTCGGCGTGCTGCAGGAGTGCAACGTCGACTTCAAGGGCGACCTGAAGAAGCTCTTCGGGCAGTACCAGCTCCCCGTGGCGACCGCGCGCGGGAAGCTCGAGGTCAACATCAAGGGGAAGCTCGCCGTGTTCGACATCGGCATGCTGAACCAGGTCTACTTCGCGCAGACCCAGACCCCGGGCTACAACAAGGTCTCGGACGGCGGCATCGGCGCGGCGCAGGCCGTGAACGCCACGACGAACACGGCGACCGTGTCCAACACCCCGATCGTCGAGGACTGGGGCGTGCAGGACGGCGTGACCGGGCAGAACCTGGTCTACTCGGGCGGCGGCGCGCCGGCGGCCGGGCAGTACAACGTCAACCTGACGAGCGGCGTGTACACGTTCAACAGCGGCGACGGCCGCACCTCGGTGCGCATCAGCTACACCTACGCGTCGAACGTGACGGGGCAGGTGACGGTGTCCCTGGCCAACCAGCTGATGGGGTACGCCCCGGAGCTGTCGATGCTGCTCTACGACAACTTCCGGTCGAAGTACCTGGCGCTGGAGCTCAACGACGTGACGCTCGGCTCGATCTCGATGCCGACGAAGCTCGAGGACTTCTGGATCTCGGACTTCGACGGCTCGGCGAACGCGGACGCGTCGAACAACCTCGGCAAGCTGATGGCCGACCTCGCCTAGCCTGGCGAGGAGCGGCAATTGAGAGGGCGGGGGCGGCAGGACCGGCCCCCGCGCCCCTCGGAAAAGGAAGACCATGGAAGAGCGGGTCAAGTACGACGGGGAAAGAATCAAGCTGGGCGACCGCGAGTTCGTCATCCCGTGCCTGACAGTGAAGCAGGCCAAGAGGATGTGGACGCAGATCACGGAGCTCGACAAGGGGATCACCGAGCAGAACCTGCCGGAGAAGTACTCGTCAGCGGTCGAGGTCATCCACGCGGCGCTCTCGCGCAACTACCCGGACTTGAAGGTGGACGAGCTCGAGGAGCTGCTCGACGTGAGGAACCTGCGGGCGGCGATGCTCGCCGTGATGGGGCGATCGGGGCTCAAGCCGCGCCCGGGGGACGAGCCGGCGGCGGGACCCACCGCGTCCTGAGCTGGGCCCGGCTGTACGGGCTCATCATCACCGCCACCGGCTGGACGTTCGAGTACGTGGACGACATCGACCTGCCCCGCGCGCTGGAGCTTGCCGGGTTCGCCGGGGAGGAGTCAAGGGCGGTCCGCGGGGAGTTTCGCGGCGACGCGGCCGAGAGTCCGCGGAGCGAGATCGACCCGGCGGCCGTCTCGAAGCTCTCGACGATGCCGGGGCTGGGCGGCATGCACCAGCTGACCGACGCGGCGCGCGAGGCGATCGCGTGGGCCGAGCGGATGAAGGAGAAGCACAAGATCTCGTAGAGACCCTATGGCGACCAACGACACGGTTCTAGAGGTAGGCGCGCTCATCGACCTTGGGCAGTTCACCCCCGGGGTTCAGACGATGGCGTCGGAGACCCACGCCGCGACCGAGGAGATGAACACCGACTTCGACCGCGTGGTCAGCGGGTCGAAGAAGCTCGGCTACAGCATGACCGAGGCGCGCCACACGGTGGTCGGCCTCGGCGAGGAGATCGGCGTCCACGTCCCGCGCGTCATCTCGACCTTCATCGCGTCGATCGGGCCGATCGGGTCGATCCTCGCGGCCGCGTTCGCGCCGATCGCGCTCATCGGGATCGTGCAGCTCCTCGGGCAGGTCGGGCAGAAGCTCGCCGAGCTCAGCGAGCAGGAGGAGAAGACCAGGACCGACGTCGCGAACTTCGACCGCGAGATGAACGCGTCGGCCGAGGCGCTCGACCGGGTGAAGGAGAAGGCCGCGGAGCTCGCCGGGGGGCCGCTCGCAGGCCTGGCGGCCGAGATGGCGCTCGCCGGCGACAAGACCCTCGACATCTCGAAGTACGTCGAGGAGCTGAACAAGAGGCTGGCCGACTCGCCGGGGTTCTGGCGCTCCGTCGGCGGCGCGATCGGCGGCGCGGCCGTCGACGCGTGGCACCTGTTCGACGACGCCGCGGACGACGCGGAGCGCACGTCGAAGGACTTCAACCAGGAGCTGGCCAACTCGGTCAAGCAGTCGCGCGACCTGGGCGGGGCGATCGACCTGATGGCGGGGCGGCTTCGGTCCCTGAAGGACGCAAAGGCCGGGGTGAACCTCGCCGCGTACACCGTCGCGCAGGACGAGGAGTTCGACCGGCAGATCAAGATCACGGCGCAGGCCCTCGCGCACCTGAAGGAGATGCAGGCGAAGTTCGACCAGGAGAAGGCGAACCAGGCCAGCGAGGCGAGCCTGAAGCTCCTGAGCGAGCAGGAGAAGTCCGTCCTAAAGCAGAACGAGCTGGAGTCCGCCCGCGTCGCATTGCTGCGCAGGCTCGGGCTGCAGACAGAGGAGGAGACGCGCTCCAGCCTCCTGCGTCTCGAGGACGAGCGCTTCCGGATCGCGTCGGCCGGGGTCGCCCGCCAACGCGTCCTTCTCGAGCAGCAGGCGAAGGCGCAGCCCGGCGTGGACTTCGCCCAGGCGCGCGCGGGGCAGGACGCGCAGGCCGCGGAGCTCTTCCAGGAGCACGAGAAGAAGAGGTTCGAGATCTCAAGCGCGACGGACGACAAGATCACCGCGCGGGACAACGCGCTGGCGCTTCAACGCGTGACCGGGGCGAAGGAGGTGGCCGCCGCGGTGGCGGCCGCCGCGACCGCGGAGGTCGAGCGCGAGTTCCAGGCGCGCGAGGTCACAGCCGAGCGCGAGACCCAGGTGCTGCGGGCGCAGGCGGAGAAGCGGCAGCGGGCGGAGCAGGACGTGCTGGACGAGCAGTTCCGGCAGGCGCAGGCCCGCGGCGAGGTCGGGGAGAAGGACCGGCAGGAGATCGACGACAAGCGCCGCGCCCACCTGGTCGCCAGCCAGGCGGAGCTCGACAAGATCGACGCGGACGGGAAGAAGAACAGCGAGGCGAGGTTCGCCGAGAACGTGGACCGGCAGCTGGCGCTGTCGCGCGAAAGCCTGGCCGAGCAGGAGCGGCTCCTGACGGCGGCGATCGCGGCCTATGTCGCGGCCTACGGCGCCGACGGCGAGGCCTACGAGAAGCTGGTCCAGAAGAAGAGCGAGCTGACCCTGCGGCTGGCCGACGCGCAGCGCGCCGAGCGGGCGCTCGAGCTCGACGCGGCCCTGGCGCATCAGCGCGCGCTTCTCTCGATCGAGCGCGCCGGCATCGAAACGCGGCAGGCGGTGGGCCTCCTGAGCCCCGGCCGCGCGGAGGCGCAGCTGGAAGCTGTGTCGCAGGTCGAGATCGCGGCCGAGAGACGGACGCTGCTGGCGAAGCAGGCCCTCTGGGAAAAGGGCTCCGCGGAGTACGCGCGGATCCAGAAGGAGCTCGAGGCGCTGAATGATCAGGGGCTGAGGCTCCAGGCCGAGGACGAGAACCGCGCGTTGCACGAGCGGATGGCGCGGTGGAAGACGTTCAGCGGGCAGCTCGCGGGGGACTTCTCGAACGCGATCGGGCAGATGATCCAGCGGCAGCGCACCGCGAGCGAGGCCTTCCGCGAGCTTGTCGGGAGCATGGTCACGCAGTTCGTGCAGGGGCTGGTGAGGATGGCCGTGCAGCACGCCCTGACCGAGCTCCTCATGCTGACCAGCACCGCGAAGACGCAGACGGCGCAGACGGCCGCGGTGGGGGCCGCGCAAACGGCGCAGACGGCCGCGATCGTCGCGGCGCAGACGGCGCAGACGGCCGCGATCGTCGCGGCGGGCAAGGCCCAGAAGGCGAGCGGCGCGGCGTCCGAGCCCGGCGACGGCTCCGCGGCGACGGACGAAGGAGCCGGCGCGGGGCCGACCGCGGCCGGGCTCGGGGCCAAGCCGACCGCAATCAGCCACGCCTACCAGGACGCGGCGAAGGCGTTCCACTGGGTCATGGGCGCCGTTCCTCCTCCGATCAGCTTCGCGCTCGCGCCCATCGTGGCGGCCGGCGTGTTCTCCGCGGAGATGGCGTTCGCGAGCGGCATCATCGCCTCGGCGGCCGGCGGGTTCGAGGTGCCGCACGACCAGCTCGCGTTCCTCCACAAGGAGGAGAAGGTGCTGCCGCGCGGAATCTCCCAGGGCTTCAACCGCATCATCGAGCAGGGCGGCGCGGGCGGCGCGACGAGCGTGACGCACCACCACAACTACAACATCACCGTGCCCCAGGGGCCGAACCGGGCGGAGACCCTCAGGATGGTGCACGACGAGCTTGTGCCGATGATCCGGTCGGCCTCGCGGAAAGGGCTTCTCCCCAGCGCATGAGCAACGACGTCTATCCCTCCCCGTTCCGCGGGCTCGCGTTCACCGTGACCAAGACCCCGCAGTTCTCGAACATCCTGCAGTCCTCGGCCTCGCTCGCGGAGGTCACGATCGCGCAGACGGCGAACCCGGTCTGGGCCTGGCAGCTCGTCTACGAGGTGCTGTTCAACGACGCGCGCTCCACGGCGGGGTTCTCGCCGTACACCGACCTGCAGGAGCTGATGGGGTTCTTCCTCAAGCAGCAGGGGCGGTTCTCGAACTTCCTCTACCTCGACCCCGACGACAACGCCGTGGGCCCGGCGATCTCCTCCAACGGGGCGAACCTCGCCCCCGCGGCCACGGGGACCCCGAGCGCGACGGCCGCCCTGCAGCTCGTGAACGACGGCGCCGGGAACTACTACACCCCGTTGCAGCGGAACCTGGGCGGGCAGTTCTATGAGGACGTCACGGACCTGAACGCGGCCGGGACCTACGGCGGCGCGGCGCAGGCGATCTACGTCAACGGGGCGCTAGCGAAGGGGTACCTCGTGGCGGGCCCGGGCCTCGCGATCCCCGGCCACTCGTTCGGCGGGTTGTACGTCCCGTGGGCCTGGCGCGCGGGGCACGCGTACGCGCTCGGCGACACGATCATCGACCCCGCCGGACACCTGCAGAAGGCGACGACGGCCGGAACGTCCGGGGGGACGATCCCGACGTTCAACGACGCGGGCAGCACGACCCCCGACGGCGTCGGGACCCTGGTCTGGACGGACCAGGGCGCCGCGGCCGGTGTCACGGGGCAGTTCTCGTTCTACTTCCGCGTGCGCTTCGACGCGGACCAGCAGGACTTCGAGAAATTCGTCTACAACCTCTGGACGATCGGGGGCAGCGAGGGGCGGAACGGGAGCGGGTCGCTGAAGCTGGTGACGAGCCGGGTGCCGCTGATATGAGGAGCTTCACGGGGGGAGACGGGTCGGACACCACCGCGGCGGTCCTCGCGTGGCTGGCGGCCCACCGCGCCCTCATCCCGGCCGACCTCTATCTCATCGGGGACCTCGACGACCCCCAGGCGCTGGCGCTCACCAGCTGGGAGTCGCCGCTCTGCTGGCCGATCTGGGGGACGAAGGACCCCGTGACGGGGCTCCTGCGGTTCCTCCCCGCCGTCGTCGAGCGGGGGGACATCGAGAGCAAGATCGGGCTCGCGGTCTCGGACCTCGAGCTCACCTGGACGCCCCTGAACACCGCGTACAGCGAGTCGATCGAGACGGCGAGCCCGTACCAGCTCGCGCAGCTCGGGTTCTTCGACAACAAGCTTTTTCGGTGCTGGACGACGCTCATGCCGACGCCGGGCGACGCCAGCACCTTCGGCGCCGCGGCGATGTTCGGCGGGCGCGTGGGGCAGTCGAAGACCGACCGCGGCAAGATCGTGTTCACCGTCAACAGCTTCCTCGACGTGGTGAACGAGATGGTCCCGACGAACGTGATCGAGCTGACGAACGCGCTCGCGGGGTACGCCGGCGCGACCCCGCCCGCGGGGATGGACGCGATCCCGCAGTTCGCCGTCGTCGCGGGCAGCGGGGGAAGCCCGCTGACCGCCGGCACGATCATCGGGGACGAGACGGGCCCGAACGCGCACCAGCTGTTCGCGCGGGACGCGCTGCGCGGCGGGTTCCTGATCTTCAACGCCGGCGCCGGCGCGACGCTCGCGCGGCAGCTCGCGCGGATCGCCTCGAACGACGTGGTCGTCATCGGCCTGAACCACTACAACCGGTTCATCCTCTACGACCCGCTGCCGTGGGCCCCGACGGTCGGGGTCGACACGTTCTTCGTGAGCGGCGCGGCGCCGGTCAACACGGGGGCGATCACCTCCGCGGAGATCGACAACCCCGGGACCGGCTTCACCGTCGGAGACCGGCTGTCGGTCAGCGATGGGCACGCGGGGACGGCCGCGGTGATCGAGGTCATGGCGGTCGGCGGGGGCGGCGCGATCGCCGCGGTCCAGGTCGTCGACGGCGGCCAGGGGTACATCCCGACGACGGGCGCCGCCGCCTCGGGCGGGACGGGCGCCGGCGCGACGTTCGACATCGGCGTGGTTCCAGAGGGGCAGGGGTTTCCGTACGTCCCCGCCCCGCAGACGGGGGTCTGAGTTGATCGAGCTCGCGAACGACGGGATCTTGAAGAGACGCGCGGCGATCGTCGCGGAGGCGCGGTCGTGGGCCGGAACGCCGTACGTCGTGGGCGGCCGCGTCAAGGGCGCGGGCTGCGACTGCGGCTCGTTCCTCATCTCGGTGGCCGTGGCCTGCGGGCTGGTGACGGACGAGCAGCTCGCGCCGTACTCGATGGACTGCTGGCAGCACTGGAAGGACGAGGTGTACTTCAAGCGGATCATGCGCGACACGGTCAAGGTGCTCGAGGGGGTGGTGTACCGCACGACGGAGATCCTCCCGGGGTCCCTGGTCCTCACGCGCACGGCCACGAGCAGTCACTTCAACCACGGCGGGATCGTCACCGCCTGGCCGCTGATCATGCACCAGCCGGGGCCCACGGCGCGCGAGGCCGACGCGACGAGCCACCACCTGTGGGCGTACCACCCGCTGGCCGTGTTCGACTTCAACGCGCTGCGGGGAGGCGCGTAGTGTTCGGCGGGAAGTCCAACGCGCTCCACCGCGCCTACCTCGCGGGGCTGCAGGCGCAGACCAGCGTGTACGGCGCGACGATCCCGGTCTACTACGGCCGCACGCGCGGGAACCCGCTCGTTACCTGGGCCGCGAACCTGCGCGAAGGGTCGTCACTCACGCAAAAAAAATCTTCACTTTTTTTCCATCCGACGACCTACGTCCGCAACGCGGACTACCTGATCGGTCACAACCCGATCGTCAACCTGCTGCAGATGTGGTGGAACAACAACAAGCTCAGCCTGAACTTCGTCAAGTACACGGCGCTGATCACCTACCCGTTCGCGAACTCGAACGGCCACGTCACCATCCCCGACGCGGAGTTCTACTGCGTGCTCGCCGTGACGGCGAACGTCGCCTACGACGAGACGTTCGACGACTACGGGGGGCAGGGGCCGAACCACGTGACGGGCGTCTTCGAGGCGCCGCTGTGGAACGTGAACTACGCCGGGCCGGACCCGACCGACCAGAACGGCTACCGCCAGTACCCCGCCGTGTACCAGTGGCTCCCGGGGTCGGGGCCGACGGTGAACTTCCCGCCGGGCGCGGTGTCGCTCATCCCGAACATCGTGCCCGACGGCGCGAGCTTCGACGTCAACATCTACTACGCGCAGCTCTCGCCGGGCGCGTGGAACTTCCACAGCAAGCATTCAAGGGGGATATTCGTCCCGTGCAACGCGCTGCGCTTCGGCTTCGAGTCGGTGCTCGGCAGCGACGCGTTCGTCTACACGGACGACGGCGCGCCGGCCGAGCAGCAGATCCAGTACCCGGCCTACGCGGGAATGGGGTCATCGTTCGAGGACTGCGGGGTGTCGGGCGTCGCGCCGCCGCTCCTGGCGGAGGTGCTCGGCTCGTTCCCGGTCAACGACCCCGACGGCGACGCGGACCACGCCGACATGATCGAGGACATCTTCAAGTCCGGCCCGGCGCAGGCGGGCTCGGGCGCGCCGGCCGCGTACGGCGACCTCCACCACGGGCTCGGGTGCCTCGACTTCCCCGGCACGATCCAGAAGAAGGTCGTCTACGGCGGCGTCCAGCCGTGGCTCGACAACGTGACCTTCGACCTCGCGAACACGAAGGGGAACTACCTGTTCTGCCAGCTCGTGCAGGACACCCTGGTGCCGCAGGACGTGGGGATCTCGGACACCGCCGGGAACGCCTGGACCCCGCTGTACCCGCCGACGCTCTCGAAGCAGCTGTGGTACTGCGTGGCGAAGGCCGCGCAGTCGAACAAGATCACCTTCACGAACATCGATCGGTTCATGTCCGTCACGCTGCTCGAGATCGGGGGCCTCGACACGCTCGACGGCGCCCCGGCCTACGCGGCCGGCACCGGGGGGAAGTACCAGGCGACGGTCACGCCGACGAACAGGCCGGGCGAGGACGCGCTGATCCTGTCGTTCGTCTCCGTGGACCCGGGGCAGGGGCCGATCCCCGCGCCGCCGTTCCACTGGGAGCGCAGCGTCAACGGGGGAGACTCGGTCGCCGCGCCGTCGCTCGCGATCGACTTGTACCGCACCAAGTTCCCGAAGGCCTACCCGCTCTCCTACTCCTTCGGGGGCGGGGCCCACTGGAACGTGGTCCTGCTGTGCCTCAAGAACTCCGAGCCGAACACGTTCACCTCGCCGCTCGGCGACATCCTCGATGACGCGACGATGCGGCAGGCGCGGCTCCAGGCGCGGGCGTACGGGCTCAACGGCTCGCTGGTGATGGACTCGCAGAAGAAGGCCTCGGACTGGCTCGAGGAGCTGTACCGGGTGCTGAACGCGGCGCCGGTCTGGAGCGGGTTCAGGCTGAAGTCGATCCCGTACGCGGAGCAGAGCTTCGCGGGGCGCGGCGCGGTCTACGTCTCGCCGACGGCCGCGGGGCCGGTCATCGACCTGACGGAGGACGACTTCATCGCCGACGAGACCAACCCGCCGGTGACGGTGACGCGCAAGGCGCAGGTCGACGCGCCGAACCTCCACCAGATCCAGGCGCCGAACCGCGACTCGAACTACGACGTGAGCGTGACCGCCGAGGCGGACAACGGGTCGATGACCCTGTACGGGACGCGCAAGGACTCGCCGAAGGCGTTCGCCTCGATCCAGACCACGCGGGTCGCGCGCATGATCCTCGGCATCATCTCCCGCGAGCAGAACATCATCCGCAACGCGTACTCGTTCAGGCTGCAGGCCCGCGTCGGCATCCCGCTCGAGGCCATGGACCTGGTCATGATCCCGAAGCAGGCCGTGCAGCCCGCGCCGGACCCCGCCCGCCCGGTCGCCGGCGCGATCGCGCTGCGGCTCACGAGCGTGAAGACGGACGGCAAGTACGGGGTCGCCTGCGAGGCGGAGCCGTTCATCTACGGGCTGCGCACCCCGCTCCCGCTCACGGTCTCGGTCGCGAACCCGAACCTGCCCGCCTTCGGCGGCGCCCCGCCGGACGTCAACGTCCCGGTCATCTTCGAGGCGGTGCCCGCGATCGCGGGGAAGACGAACCTCGGCGAGCTCTGGCTCGTCCTGTCGGCCGCCGGGAACTATGGCGGCTGCGTCGCGTACATGTCCACGGACGGCGGGGCGAGCTACCCGCTCCTCGGCCCGAACGGAGGGGGAATCATCACGGGCAGCGCGACGACCGGGGTCTCCACCGCCGACTGGCCGGCCGGCGCCGACCCGGACACGGCGAACGACCTGCCCGTGGACCTGACCGAGTCCGCCGGCGCGCTCGCCTCCTTCCAGGTCTCGGACGAGGACAACTTTGTCTACCCGTGCTACATCGCGGGCGGCGGCGCGAACCCGATTCCGTACGGGCTGCTGGCCTACGCGATCGCGAACCTCACCGCGCCGAACAAGTACACGCTGAAGGCGACGGGCGGCGGGACCAACCACCTTCGGCGCTCCGTGTTCGGCGCCCCCTGCCCGAGCCCCGACGTGGACCACCCGAACGGCTCGCGGTTCGCGTTCCTCGACCCGAACAATCCGGCGCCGGCGGGGATCCTGCGGCTCCCGCTGAACCCCGCGTGGATCGGCGTCACGCTGCACTTCAAGTTCACATCGTTCAACGCCGTCCACGGCGGCGTCCAGGACGTGGCCACCGTGACGGACTACACCTTCACCCCGACCGGGGTCCCGGGCGGCGTCAACCCGTCGGGGATCGGCCCCGTCGTGGGGCTGGTGAACGGAGCCTAGATGCCGACGCCCCCGACGCCCACGAGCTTCAACTTCTCGGACACGAACCCCGCGGCGCCAGCCGGCCGGGTCAACGGCAAGTGGCTCGCGTCCGCGCCGTACCCGCTCGTCGTGCTGGTCAACAACGTGCCGGTGACGATGCAGTTCCGCGACTTTTCCGTCGACCTCCCGGACGTGGGCTCGGGGAGTGTGATCGGTTTTGTGATGAATAGCGGGGCGACGGGGACAAACGTCGGTGCTATGATGATTGCGCCGCACGCGGGCGCAATCACGAAGGTCAAGCTGGTGACGAAGGCGTCGGACGCGGCGATCGACCTCACGTTCGACATAAAACAAAACGGCGTATCAATTTTCACCGCGCCGCTGACCGTGGCTCACGGCACCGCATCCGGCACTCTTACCACGTTCGCGGGAGTGCTGACCAGCTCCCCGCTCGCGATCGCGGCGGACGACATATTCACGATCGACATCACCAGCGGCGCCGCGACCTGGCAGTTCACGGTTCAAATTGAATAGGGGTAACCCATGTCGACACAGCAGCTTCAACTGGTAGAAGACTCCTCCTCTCTCGCGAACTACAAAGCGTGGGCGCAGGCGATCAGCGACTGGTTCCGCACCGTCGGCTACACGAACACGACGGACACCGGGCAGCTCAACGGCGCAGGCGGCGGGGTGGGCGGCGCGGCGGGGTGGGCGGCGCTCGGCGCGGCCCCTGGCTCCGCCGCGTTCTTCTACGAGATCTTCCAGTCCAACGGCAGCGGACTGACGACGTTCTACGTCAAGCTGGAGTACGGGAACATCGCGGGGACCAATTCCCCGACCATCGCGATAACGCTGGGCACGGGCACGAACGGGTCGGGGACGCTCACGGGATTCGTGACGACGCGGCACCGCACGGCGTCCGCTTCATTCACCCCCGCGAGCGCGACGACGCCGTACGAGTGCGATTTCACCGGGGATGGCGCGAACGACCGCATCGGCGTGATGATGTGGCGAAATGCGGTAATCAATAGCCAAGTCGGTCTTATCGCGATCGAACGCTCCATCAACGCGTCCGGCGTGTACACGTCGGGGTACGTGACGGTGTACGTGATCAACGGAAGTGAAACCGGAACGAGCGCGTCGGGCACTATGGAGACGATCGTCTTCGGCGTGGGCGTCGCTCCTACCCCTTTTGACAGAGGATTTTCCGCAGGGGCGACCGGTTGGCCTGTGAGATCGTTTTCGCCGACTACCGGCGGCACTCTCGCTTTTAACGGCTCGATTCCAGTCGATACGATCGCGCCGTTCGTGGGTTTCATTGATTACCCCGGTACGATGGTCGCCAGCATGTTTGGCGCGGACTTCGCCGAGGGAGTGCCGTTCCAGATAACGCTGTACGGAAGCACCAGAACGTATATGGTCAGTAAGAACGGAGGATTTGCGACATCCGGTGTTGCACTCGGCGGACTGCTGGCAACCGCGATGAGATACGACTAAATGGCGATTGCACCTGTCAACGGGTCGACGGTCAACAACGGAGCCACGCCGGGGGTGTCTTTATCTTTCGGCGCGATCTCCATCGCGGCCGGAGGCGACATCGTCGTCGCGGTCGCGATCCTGACGACGACCGTTTCCGTCACCGGGATCACCGATACCGCGCTCAACACCTACACGCTCAAGTCGTCCGTCAACAACGGAGCAAACGTCCGCGTGGAGATATGGGAGGCGCACAACGTGACCGGCAACGCGGCGGACGTCATCGTCGTTGCGCTGAGCGGCGCGACGCTCGCGGCGGCGGCGTTCGAGCAGTACTCCGGCGTGAGCGCGGTGGGGAATATCGGCGCGACCGCGACCGGGAGCGGATTCACCGCCGAGGGGGACGTCGCCACGCAGGACGGGAACAACTGGTCGGTGTGCGCGATCGCGGCGGCTACGTCCTCCGGAGACACGCTCACCGCGGACATGGGCGCCAAGAGGCAGGCGTCGGTCCCCGCCGCGACCGCCGCCGCCATCGCGCTCGTGGATAATTCCAGCATCGGGATCGTCTCCGCGCTGCGCGGCGACGTGATGATCTCCGCGTCCCGCCAGTGGGCGGCGGCGGCGATCGAGCTCCGCAGCGGCGGCGGCGCGATCAATTTCACTTCCGCGAGCATCCCGACGCCGACGGGCAGCGCGGCGTCGTTCGCGAAGCATCAGGTTACGAAAGCAACGGCGGGGCCGATTAGCAGCGGCGGTGGCCCATCCACTCCGGTGCCGGTCGCCCAAGTGTTAAAGGGCGGCGTGATTGGTTCTGCGTACACGGAGACAATATCGACTCAGGGCGGCGTCGCGCCGTACGCGTACGCGGTAGTCTCCGGCGCGCTTCCTACCGGAGCTACACTTAATACGTCGTCAGGCGTGATCAGCGGCGCGACTCTTACCGCCGCCGGGACTTTCAGCTTCACGATTCAGGTCACCGACGCCAACGGCGCGATAGGCACGACCGCGTTCCAGATAATCGTAAGCGCTCCGGTCGCGAGCAACTACGGGTTCGTGAGCTAGCCGCGCGGGCCCGGCCCCGCCGCTAGTCGCGGCGGGCGGCGAGCCAGGCGCGCAGGAAGATCAGGCCCAGCGTGACGGCGCCGACGGCGACGAAGCCGGCGGCGACCAGCCGGGCGAACGAGTTGAGGTCGATGTTCATGACGAGGATCATACACGGTTTCACGAAGGAAGTACACGGCCGAGGAGGCGCATGACGGACAACAACTTCTGGCAGTTCAACTTCAGCTCCATGATCGCGCTGATCAGCGCCTCCGTGACGATCGTCGGCTGGCTCTACTTCGGGATCACGTGGAAGGCGGACATCGACCGCAAGATGAAGATCATCTGGGAGATGTTCGTCGAGCCGATGATGAAGAAGGCGTTCTCCGACCAGCTGATCATGCGCAACAGCCCGCTGCGGCTCGACGTCACGGTCCTCGAGAGGCACCCGGTGTACGAGAAGATCAAGGCGTTCTACGTCGCCGACGGCCAGAAGCTCGACGACTGGGAGCTGCTGAGCCAGATCAAGCGGCGCTTCGGGCCGGAGCTCGCCGCCGCGGCGCGCGCCGAGGGGAAGACCGAGGAGGGGTTCGAGGTCGCGGCGCTGTTCCTGGTGCGGCCGAAGATCGAGCTGTTCAACGAGCTCGACGCCAACCACAACTGGGGAAAGAAGGACGACGATGGCTAGGTTCGAGGACGCGATCGACTACGTGCTGGCGAACGAGGGCGGGCTCGAGGTGAATGACGCCGACGCGGGCGGCACGACCAACTTCGGGCTCGCGCAGCGCGACCACCCGGACGTGGACGTGCGCGCGCTGACGCGGGACCAGGCCGTCGAGCTCTACCGGACGGGGTACTGGCGGTTCGACGGGGTCCGGGACCAGCGCGTGGCCACCAAGCTGTTCGATGAGTACGTGAACGGGCCGGTGCGCGCGGTGCGGTGCGCGCAGCTCGCGCTCGCGCACCTGCAGGCCGGCCCGGTCGTGCCGGACGGGAAGTACGGGCGGCAGACCGAGGACCACCTGAACGCGTCCGACCCCGGGAAGTTCGTGGACGAGTACAAGGCGTGGCTCGTCAAGACGCGCCACGACGAGGTCGCGGCGAAGCCCGACCAGCAGGTGTTCCTGCTCGGCTGGCTGCGCCGCGACGTGAAGGGATAGGGGGAAAATATGAGGACGGGCATCTGGATTCACCTGGCGATCAGCGCGGCGTGGCTCGCCGCGTTCTTCTACATCGCGCGGAACCTCACGATGAAGGGCTGGCAGGACTTCCTCGACTCGCTGTCGACCTCGGGCGGGAACGTGGTCACGCTGTTCTTCTGCTCGATGGGCTCCGGGCTCCTGTGGTGGACGGTGTACAACCAGCACGGGTCCGACGGCCAGGCTGTGATGGCCACGTTCGGGATCTTCGGCGGCTTCACCGGAGCGCTGCTCCAGGCGCAGAAGGGGAACGCCAGCCGGCAGCAGATGATGGACCGCGCCGGCGTGCCGGCGCCGCCGGCGGTGGTCCCGCTGAAGAACCCGACCGACGTCACGGTCGTGGCCACGGGGGCGACGACCGACCCGGCGGCGGGCGGCGGGTCGTGAGGCGCGCGCTCGACGCCGCGAAGCTCGTGGCGCTCCTGGCCGCGACGGCGCTGTGCGCCTACACGGTCGCGCTCGAGCGCTCGGCGAAGGCCGGGGCGGCCGCGTTGGCGCCGAAGTTTGCGGCGCTGCCGGCGGACGTGCACGCGCTGGTGCTGCCGACGCAGAAGCTCGAGGCGACCTGGGCCGCGGCGGGCCTGACATTCGCGCAGACCGCCGCGAAGGAGCGCGACGCGTTCGCGGCGCAGCAGGACAGCTACCTGCGCTTGACCAACCGCGGAGTGAACGTGCTCGACGCGGCGGCGACGGCCACCTTGAAGTTCGGCGAGGCCGCCGACTCCTTGAAGACGATCGCCCCGGCGGTGACGGCGCAGGTGGAGCAGGTCGGCGCGGATGTCCGCGTGACGCTGACGGCCACGCGGGCGATGGCCGAGGCGGTGACGGCGGACCTGAACGACCCGGCGATCAAGGCGAGCCTCGCGAACGTCGAGGGGCTGACTGCGGCGCTGAAGACCGCCGCGGAGCACGGCGACAAGGTGATGCTGGACGTGGAGAAGGTCGCGGACCACTACGAGCTGAAGATCGACACCCCCGCGACCGCGGGGCAGAAGTTCCGGGCCGGGGCGATCGTCGTCGCGCGGATCCTGGGAGACTTCATGAAGTTCTGACGCGCGAGTTTCTCGGGCGACCGCGGGCCGAGGCCGGCGGCGCCCCCGGAAAGAAGGAGCATCAATTGAGCAAAGGAGAGTTGAGCCATGAGCTGGTTAAAGAAGATCGGCCACGTCCTGGGAAAGATCCTGCACGTGGTCGCCACTGACGCAAAGCCCGTCGCGGACATCGTCGCGCCGGTGCTCGAAACGCTGTTCCCCGGGCTCGCGGTCATGATCCAGGCCGGCGACAGCCTGATCTCGAAGATCGCGAAGCAGGCGCTCGTCGCCGAGACCACGGTGCAGGCGGTGGAGGCCGCGCCGACCGGCCCCGCGAAGCTGCAGGCGGTGCTCGCGAACGTCACGCCGGACATCGACGCCTGGGTCGAGAACGCCTTCCCGGGCTCCGCGAAGCTGACGGACATCGAGCGGGCGGGGCTGGTCAACGCGATCGTCGCGATCCTCAACAAGGTCGCGCCGCAGGAGCTGATCCCCGTGACGCCGGCCGCGCTTCCTGCGTCCCCCAAGGCCTAGTTACTCAGACATAACAATCTGACCGGGGTGCCCTCGGGGGCACCCCGTTTCCTCCCGGTGCCGCCCGCCTGAAAATAGCTGTATACAATCTCCGGCGGATGTTGTATACTTGCCTCAGTTCGGCGGGGCGGCTCGGTCTAAGCCCATCGCCAATGAACGGGAGGAAGAAGATGAACAAGGCCACGCAGGACGTATCCAAGCTCCTCGGCGTACCGCTCGAGGAGGCCGCAAGAATCCAAAACAAGATGATAGAGAACGAGCTCGACTTCTCGGAGTGCTCGCGCCGCGAGTTCAACAAGGCCGCGATCGTCGCGCACGTGCAGTTGACGATCGACGACTGTCGAACGGCGCTCGCCACGAATTTCGATGCTCCGGCCGATCGCATCCTCAGCTTCCACGGCTCTAAAGTAAAGCTCACCTCAAACGAAATGCGCGAACTGCTGCGCGAGGCGGTGCAATCGTGAAAAAAACAGACAATCTGAAAGTTGGAACTGAGGTTTACATCGGCCGCTACACCGGCCATGGCCGCGAGTACGCGAAGGCGACCGTGGTCAAGGTCACCCCGAAGGGATTCGCCGACGTCAAGATCGGCGCGTCCGAGTTCATCATACGGTTCAACCCGGACGGCGACGAGCCCGGACGTCGCCTGCTGTCGTGGTCGATCGACGCTGAGATGACGGTCGCGCAGCGCGTGCAGTACGTCGCGCGGGAGGAGCGCGAGCGCGCAGCGCGGAAGATCGTGCGAGGCCTCGCGATCGGTAAGATCCATGACTTCGAGGACAGGCAGGGGATGCTCAATGCGATCGGCATCTTGCGCCGCGACCTCGACGCGGCGCACGCCGCGGTCCTCGCGATCGAAGCCGGACTTACGGCCGTCTCGCCGCTCATGCTCGCCCGCAAGTTCTCCGAGCTCCTGCTCGCCGAGATCGGCGCCGCGTCGCTGCGCGCCGCCGTCGAGCGCAACGGGCGCCCCGAGTACAAGGAGCACGACTCCTGCGCGACGCACGACTTCTGCGACGCCAACATGGTCATGCTCGCGGCCTTCGAGTCGCTCGGCACGCCGGTGAACAACGACGCGCCCCAGCTCTGGAACGACGCATGGACGCAGGCCAAGCTCAACGGGTTCTTCATGGAGGCGTCGTCGTGAAGATCAGGTACAGGGACTTCAGGTTCAAGCCGTCCACGCTCGCGACGATCGAGAAGGCCAACGAGATCATCGCCGAGTACGCGGCGCAGGGCTTCGACCTCACGCTGCGGCAGCTCTACTACCAGTTCGTGTCGCGCGACCTCATCCCCAACACGATGAGGAGCTACAAGGCGCTCGGCGGGGTCGTGAACGACGGGCGCCTCGCCGGCCTCATCGACTGGGGCTCGATCGTCGACCGCACGCGCGAGGTGCGGCGGCTCCCGCACTGGAGCTCGCCGGCCGAGATCGTCGCCGCGTGCGCCTCGCAGTTCAACGTCGACCGCTGGGCGGGGCAGCCGTACCGGCCGGAGGTGTGGATCGAGAAGGACGCGCTGGTCGGCATGTTCGAGCGCACCTGCAGCGGCCTCGACGTCCCGCTGCTCAGCTGCCGCGGGTACACCTCGCAGTCCGAGATGTGGGGATCGGCGCAGCGGCTGCGCGGGTACCGCGCGGCGCGGCAGGTGCCCGTGATCCTGCACTTCGGCGACCACGACCCGAGCGGCCGCGACATGAGCCGCGACATCACCGACCGGCTCGAGCTGTTCACGGGCGGCGCCCTGCGGTTCGAGCGCCTCGCGCTGAACATGGACCAGGTCGAGGATTACGCGCCGCCGCCGAACCCGGCCAAGGTCACCGACTCCCGCGCCGCGGCATACATCGCCGAGTTCGGCCACGAGAGCTGGGAGCTGGACGCGCTCGACCCGTCGGTGCTCGACGGGCTCGTGCGCGGCGCGATCGAGCGGTTCATCGACCGCGGAAAGATGGACGCGGCCGAGGCCCTGCAGGCCGAGCACCGCGCAACGCTGACGAAGATTTCGGACCGGTTCGACGACGTGCAGGAGTTCTTGGAGTAGCTTCACCGGCGCCGGCGGACCGCGGGGGACCACCCGCGCGGCATCCCGCCAACAGGGCGCCGCGATTCGTAAAGAGGAGAAACACCATGGCCATGATTCATCACGGAAGCGACACGTACCCCGAGGCGGTCTCGAAGGCCGCCAAGCACTTCAGGCAGAAGCTCGACGGCATGTTCCACGCCTCCGAGCGCCGCGTGACGGCGGTCATCGAACAGGTCGAGCGCGACGTGCCCGAGGACATGATCGTCGCGGGCCGCAAGCTCGAGTTCGAGGCCCACGACTTCGACAAGGAGCACGGCGGCACGACGCTGCTGGTGCACGCGCCGGGGCAGGCGCCGCTCACGCTGCACGCGAACGCGGTCGAGCAGGTCTCGTACAAGGCGAAGGTGCGGAACCTGCCGGCGTTCGTGAACGACCTCTCCGCGCGCGGGGAGTGGGGCAAGAAGCTCGTCGCGCGCAACCTCAACGAGATCTACCGCAAGATGAACGGCGACCGCTTCCTGCTGCGCTCGGTGCGCGGCGAGCTGC